AAGAGTACCAGCGCCAACGGCTGGACCTACAACGGTACCAGTAGCGGTACCAAGGTTAATCGTCTTTTCGACCATATAGGCCTTAGACGTCAGGGAAGTTGAGAGAGCCATTTAAGAATCCTTTCAAGATATATGACTAACAGAAAGAGGTACCCTAGTTACCCAGGGTACCCACTGTCTTATGCCAAGTTGTACTTAGCTGTTACCAGGCCTTCTGGACGCAGAATCTTACGACCGTAAAGGTGCATACCACGAACGATGTCAGCAAAGCTGTCTGGGTCACGGTATGTTTCAGTCTTGTTGATCTGCTCAGCAGTAGCTACAGCAGAGTCATGACCAGCAACGATGACACCATAGTCAGTGTTCTGGTTATCAGTACCGGTAGTAGCAGCACCACCGCCAACAGATGGAAGGTTGTTGGATACATACACGCGGAAGCCGTTCCACTTGTTCATGACCAGACCGTTACGCAGAGCACCGGAATCACCGAAGTCAGCGTTCAGGAAGCGGGAGTCTTCGTCCATCAGGACTTCCAGCATGACTGGGTCAATTACGATCCAACGGCCATCTTTGTCAACGTTCTGCTGGTCGAGCAAACGACCCATACGGTTGATAAGCATGACAGGCGAAGCGTAAGCTGTTGGCAGAGCAGTAGCACCAGGCAAACGAGCAGCAACAGGGATCGAGTGATCGCCAGCAGAACCAGTTGTGATGTTACCGAAAGAACCCTTGATGAGCTTCATGGAAGTCAGCAATTCGTCTGTACCAGCAGTAGAAACAGCAACAGTGCCGTTTACCTGGTCATTGACAGTGTCGCCAGCTGTGTGCAGAGCGGACTGCTTGTAACCGGAGAGGTAACCCAGAATTTCTTGGTCCAGCTGGTCAGCCAAGCGGTAAGCCGCACGGTTGGTAGCGAGGTCCATGAAGTTAACGTGGCTGTGAGCCTCTTCGATGTCGTCGATCTTGAAAGCAAAGTAGTTAGCTTTGTCGATTACCAGAGAGAAGTCCTCGTCGTCAAGGTCCTGAGCAGCAATCTGAGTACCACGAGCGTAGCTGGATACAGAGATTTCAGGCTCTTTGATGATCTTAACAGTATCACCTTGAGCAGAGATTTCACCGAAGTAATCGGAGTTTGTGATATCATTACAGATAGCCTTCTTGCGGAATGCAAGCTGGACTTTCTTGGAATAGATAACGCTTGAGAAGTTACCGTTAGGTAGGTTGCCGTGACCGGCAGCTGCAGTAAAAGCCATTTTAATATCCTCCAGAGATGTTTGGCTTGATAAGACAAGACACACAAGTATAGTGTTTGTTAAAAGAAAGGAAGTGTGTCTCAGTTAAGAGAACCTAAACAATCATTCGAAGAGGCTAATCATTTCTAGGGTGCAGGTCACTTTAGCTTGCCAGCCTTGGTGCTCCGGGCCTATACTCAATTAGGTAAGTCTTTGCATTGATTATTAGTGTTCAGTAATGGACCCAAAGGGTCTACTGTAGAAGTCTAGAAGGTATCCTTATACAAGGGGCTGCTAGACCTCTAAAGTTATACCATACTCAATACAAGCTGTCAAGGCTTAATATTGAGTACTTAGGGTATTATCGGGCTTTACCGGAGATATCGTAAACGAATTTACCGGAAGCCATTGCTTCTTGGATTGCATCATAGCGATCCTCGAATTGCTTGTCAGACATTTTAGCTACATCAGACTCTTTGATAGTAGAACCTGATTCGTTAGCATCGATCGTCGTACGGCTAGACTTAGAGACTGTCTTAGCCGCGTCCTTAGCCTTAGCCTTCTTAGCAGAAGGAGTAAGACCGTTGTCAACTTTGTAGAGGTCAATGACTCGGATAACACTAGCAGCGTCATCGGAGTTCTCGTAGAGAGCGTCCCGTACCCACTTAGGTTGCTCTTCAACCCAATCATGGAAGGAGTCAGCCACCCGTAGCTCATCGAAGTCAGCGTGAGACTTACGAATAGCTGTTTCAGCCTTTGTGCGTTCTGCCTCGTACTTAGCCTCGTCGAGTTCCTTAAGACGGCCTTCAGCCGTAGCGAAACGCTCAGAAGCTTTCTTGTCAGCGATAGTCTCCACAATGGCAGCTACGTCGGGGTACTTACTGGCCCAGGCCTCGATGTCTTCGTCAGACTTAGGAGGTCGAATGGACTCTGATTTCACAGAGGAAGCTTCTTCAAGTTTCTGCTTCCACTCTTTCTCCTTCTCGGACATATGCCGACGGAGGTCACCGTACCGCTTCTTAAAGGACTTCTCCTCACGGCTTAGCTTAGAGTCGTCCTCTTCGTCTTCTTCGACCTTAGTCTCAGCTACATCCTCTTCTCGGACGTCTTCGACTTCAGACTCTTCCTCCTGGTCTTCGGGTTCGTTTGTACGTCCCTTCATCAACTCTTCAAGCTCTTTCTCGTCTTTATCGATACGTGCTTGCTTAGTTGAGTAGTTAGAACCACGATCTACAAAACCAGTAACAGGAGTTGCGTTAGTTGCCATTGTGTTAGACATTGTATTTCCTTTGTGTTGGGGCCAGCATTATGCTGAGTAGCCTTAATTATTATTATAGGAGTTGTTGTTATTACTTCTTCTTACGAGGTTGAACGAGACCACCTTTGTTCATGTTACGGGGATCAGAGGCATCTTTAGCAGACACACTATCTCGTTGAGTAGCGACACCACCTGCTCCGCTGCCTGTATTCGAACTCTTCTGTGGTGCTTTAGTGCTCTGAGCGTACTCATGGACGCTGCTTGCGCCCGAGGACTTAACCTTTGCCTGGTAGTCGCTCGCCGCTTTAGACGCTGCATTAGGCCCACTATCTTTGTCGTTATTAGATGGACGAGCTACTGGACGTGCTGAACTGGTAGGTGCTGAGGATGGACGGCTAGCTAAACCTGAAGAACTAGAGGAACTAGGTTGAGCATTAGAGAAGCTACCACCGTACTGAACGTCACGTACTTGGTTAGCGAGTCGGTCCCCGTCACGCATAGGCTCTGGAATCCCACCAATCCCACGGTCAGCTACAAAGGCTTTGTTAGCAGTTTCCAGTTGGTCAGCTAAGTCTTCACGACCCATCTCACGGAGTGCGATAGCGTTAGCTGCAACTTGTGCGGAGTTAACTGTGGCAGAGAATTTACCCACAAGACCACCAGCGATGCCACCACCAAAGATACTTTTCGCTACACCAGTGAGACCACTGAGGAAACCACCTGACTCTTCTTCAGATGCCTCACCCGCCCCAATCCGGCTCATTGAACTTTCAAAGAGAGTCTCTGGGTTGGAGTAATCGTACTTATCCATCCAAGCGTTCGGGTTACCTTTGGTTATCTGCGAAGAGTCTTCTTCACCCCGGCTGTCTCTGAAAGGGACACACATATTCTGACCAGCACTCCAGGTGTAACCAGGAGGACAGGCTGTACCACCGCCGCCATTGCCACCGAACCTTTGTCCGTTAGTAGTCTTTGGAGCCTCACTAGAAGGTGCCTGAGGGGGCTGGTAGGAGGAGTTAGGTGCAGCACCTGTAATGGAGAAACCCGGTACGTGTGCGTAGGGGTCGTAGGAGCTACCGTAAGCACCAGGGCTGTACGCACCCTGCCCGTAGACCATACCACCTTCTGCGTAACCTGTTGGAGCTGGCTCCCCTTGTACAGCAGGAGGAGCGGCTTGAGCTGGGACTTTACCAGAGGACATAGCTTGCTTCTGCATTACGCCCTGTGGTTGTGGCTCCTCGATAAAGATACCTTTTGCTTTAAGCATATTAACGATAGACGGGTCTTTAACTGCTGCCGCTTTGACACGATCGATAAGACCGTTGACGTCTGCACCCTCAACGAGACCGCCTGTGGCGTAGCCATCAAGAGTCCCTAAGTCAGAACCCAGAGTATACTCTAGGATTTCCTCACGTGCCTCAGAGTCAGCTACAGGGGCACCACCGATGCGTCCTTCAGACTCCATCTCGCCAAGACCGTCTTTGGCCTTGCTTACCATTTTCTCTAGGGTAGACACACCGATGTACTTCACTACGTCAGCTGGTACTACGTACTCACCTTCAGACAGTTTAGCTTCTACGTCGTCGCGTACGTCAACTGCATTAGAGCCGGTTGGAATATCATTCCCTGATACTGGGTCAACGGACATACCGTCTGTGGCAAGGCCACCTTCTTCAATCATCTTATCCATTAAAACGTCTCCGTTGTAGCGCCATTAACTTTTTCACGAAGCTGTTTAAGGCTGCGCAATGCTTTGATCTCACCTTGTAGGCGATATAGTTCGGCAGGTTCAATCCGCTGCTCTAGTTGTTTTTGTGTGAATCGAATACGATCGTCTAGTTCCTCGTTGAAAGAGTCCCAGAGTAGCTTGTCATTCACTAGTCGTTTGATTTGCATTATACTATCTTCCTGCTGTATCCTTGCATTGCTGCCACAAACTCAGTCATGCTAGACAAGTCGTCTCTAACGATTAGCTCGATAGACTGTTCTTTAGCGCCATCCAGTGTTTGTAACTCACCTGCAATATCAAAGTAAACTTCATAAATACTGTTTGTACCTGAGATGATGTCAATGGTTGTGTTAGCGAACCTAGCAATATCAAAGAAGTTCTGAGCTGTGAAGGATGACAAAGTACCCTTTTTACTCCTGAAGGCTAGTTGGTAACCATTCGTCAACCCTGCGATACCAAAGAACTCTGAAGGTTTGATAGACGAGTTGGTTGCTACAGACGTCCACTTGATACGGTTAATAACCCATACCTCATCAAGAGGGGGTTGTATCTTAAATGTAGCCACACCACCTGTACCTGCTTGAACAAAGGCGATATCATCCAAGAAACCGGAAGGGGCTGCGCCCTGACCAGCGTCTACCATCGACACCCAGACAGCGTCAAAAGACGAGGAGATTGTCTGAAACTCCACAAGAGGAATCTCAAACAGCTGCCAAGTGTCTTGAAGACTAGTATCAATATAGGC